CGGCGCCTGTCCGTACCCAAGGTCGGACAAAAGGACGGCAGCTACTACGTCAGAGGCGGCGACCTGGTCGAACCGCGCCGCGCCGACGAGAACCTCAAAGAAGCCGACCTGTGCATCATCGACGGGGACAGCAGCTTCGACCCCGAGACAGGCGAGATCCAGCCAGGCGCACCGCCACTGCCCGACGCGATCGCCGCCATGGAAGACATCGGCGTGGGCTTCTTCGCCCACACGACGCACAGCTACGTCCCAGGCACAGTGTGGAAGTACCGCATCCTCATCCCGGCACGCATGAAGTCGCCGGCAGAGCTGGACGCGGTCGTCACCTACCTGGTGGACCAGCTGCACGCGCGCGGCGTGTTCATCACCGACGTGCCGGAGAACAGGCGCTGGTCACAACCCTGGTACATGCCCCGCGTCGGCACGCAGGAGGCCGTCAGCGCCTTCAAGAGCCACCGGCATGACGGTCCTGCCATGGACGTGGCCAAGGCCCTGGCATGGCACAAGGAGCGCAAAAAGCAGCAGGCCGTCGAGCAGCACATCTCGACCGCCCCGCCGACAACGACCGCCGCGCCGACAACTGTCCTTACGCCCGACGCGCCCAGCGCGATCGACGCCTTCAACAATGCCCACGACCTGGCCTGGGTACGCAGCACCCTGGAAGGGCAGGGCTACAAGTTCGTCTACCGCGATCCGCACGGCCCAGGAGGCGAGGCCTACCGATACATCCGCCCAGGGTCCACCTCAGGCACGGCCGGCGTCGTCGTCTTCAAGGGCGCCTACGGCCACTGGTGCGTCTACAGCCATCACGGCATCGAAGACCCGCTCTCGAGCAAGCTCACGGACCCCTTCGACCTGTACGCAACCTTCAGCCACAACGGAGACCGCAAGGCCGCCCTGAGGGCCATCAGGCCGCCCGAGCCCACGATCGCAGAGCAGATCAACGCCAAGCACCAGCCGGCGCCCAAGGCCAGCACGGAGGTCGCCACAAGCCCGGCAGAACCTAAGCCGCGCATCCACCTGATCATGGCCCAGGAGCTCAAGGACGAGCCCATCACCTGGCTCATCGACCAGCTGCTGCCGGCCAAGGGTTTCGGCGCCCTGTACGGTAAGCCCGGCAGCTATAAGTCCTTCTGCGCCCTGTACCTGGCCAGCGCCATCGCCAACGGCACAGACGCCTTCTCCCGTTCTACCAACCAGGGAGACGTCGTCTACCTGGCCGGCGAAGGGGGCGCAGGCCTCAAGAGGCGCTGGGACGCCTGCCGGCAGCACCACAACCTGCCCGACAGCACGCCCATCGCCTTCGTCAAGGCGCAGCTGAACCTGCGATCGACCATGGAAGACGCCGAGGCCCTGATCCAAGCCATCAAGGCCAAAGGCCTGACGCCCAAGCTCTTGGTCGTCGACACCCTGGCCCGCGCCTTCGCTGGCGGCAACGAGAACAGCTCAGAAGACATGGGCGCCTTCATATCCATCGTCGGGGCGCTACAAGATGCACTCAACTGCGCGATCCTCATCGTCCACCACTCAGGCAAGGACGAAGCCAAAGGACAGCGCGGACACAGCTCGCTCCTGGGCGCCGTCGACGCCGAGCTCGAGGTCACCAAAATCTCGGACGAAGACAGCCCCGAGCGCATCGGCAAGCTCAAGGTCACCAAGCAGAAGGACGGCGAAGACGGCATCGAGATCGGCTACCGGATGATCACGGTCCAGCTGTCCAGCCTGGATCCAGACGCCACGTCCCTGGCCCTGGAGCCGCTCGCAGGCCCGATCGAGCCAGCCCGGAAGCAACCCAAGCTCAAAGGCAACCTGGCCGACGCCATGACGGCGCTCCGCAAAGCAATCGCCAATCACGGCGACCATGTCCCGTCCAACCACATCCCATTCTCAGCCCGATGCGTCGAGGAAGAGACATGGCGAACCTACTTCCACCAGGAGACAACGGCAGACGGAGACGCTCGCCGGCAAGCCTTCCACCGGGCCAAGCAGACCATCAAGGACCGCGGCTTGGCGACCAACCAGGGGAAGATTTGGTGGATCACGGAGAAGGAAACGACCGAAAGGAGCGTGACATGAGCGTGACAAAACACCGTGACATGAGCGTGACAACGTGACAGCGACGCTTTCGAGGGGGCGTGACAACGTGACAACACCCTTAAGGGTGTCACGGTGTCACGGTCACGAGCGTGACAAAACGGGATTTGAACCATGAGCCAGGTGAAACGCCTATCCACCTCAGACCAGGCCCATCTGAACAAAGAGACCTGGACGCGCGGACGAGACATGGCCGCGACGCTCGCACCACTGGACAAGATGGCAGCGGACATGGAAGCCAAGTGGGGATGCAACAGACTGCCGCGCCTGGTCCCATTCGACCTGGCACACAAGTTCGGATCAGCAGCCCAGAAACTGGACGAGGCAATCCAGGACGGAGACGTGGCCACAGTCCTGCACCGCGCCCAAGTCCTGCACCGAGGATGGCAAGCCCTGGACAAAGCCGCGACCGAAGCCGGCCACAGTCCAAACCCACCCAACACCTGGTCGATCACCTGGGAAGGCAAACCCTACACAGTGGTCCTCGACCCAGCAGACCACGACGCAGCAGCGCGACACTCAAAGCACCCAGACACAGTCGTCACGCTGCCCGAGCTCCTACTCGCCTGGTCACAATGGCAACCAGCCGCCTTCGCAGAGGCAACCAAAGCCGCGTTCCCAGGCGCGACCGTTCAACGCCCATCCAAGTCAGCATTCGCGGACCTAGACGATGACATACCCTTCTGACGCCGATCCCGCCGCCGCAGACGCCTTGTGCGCCCAGGTGTGGGACGAGATAGCCAAGGAATGCCAGGCCAGCCTCAGCGCGCTTGAAAACAGCGGCACGGCGTGGGATGAAGATACGACCGCCTGGGCCAAAGAGCTACTCGACACGATCGTCCACGCACTGCGCCAAGATCGCCTCGAACGCCTCAGACGACAAGACGTCGTCAGCCTGAGCGAATACCGCCAAGCCATGCACGGAGATCAAATGCCATGACCGGACGGCCCACCAAAAAGACGCCGGAGCTGATCAAGGAAATATGCACCCTGGTGGCCGAAGGCAGGTCGATCAAGTCGATCGCAGCGCAGGAGGATATGCCCGACACGAAGTCGATCTGGACGTGGTTAAACCGCGATGAGGAGTTTCTCCTCCTCTACACGCGCGCGATCCAAGCGCGGGCCATGGCGCACGCCGAGCGGATCGACGACCTGGCCGAGCAGGCCGTGCGGGGCGAGATCCCCGCCGACGTCGCCCGCGTGGCGATCGACGCGAAGAAATGGACGGCCTCGAGGCTACTTCCCAAGCTCTACGGCGATCGGACGCAGGTCGACGCGACCGTGACGCACACGCACACGCTGCACCTGGAGGCGCTGAAAGAGCTCGCGAGCAGGGTCTCGGGTACGAAGACCGGGTACATCGAGGGCCAAGCTACTGAAATCGTTGACGTTCCCACCTTTCACGGTGAAAGCGCGGGTGCGTCCGACCCGGCCCCGACCGCGCCTGGCCTGCCGATCGGCGGCCCGGATCCGGCGGCCGCCGGCCAGAACCCCCTCGGCCCCGCCCCCCACCGGGGGGCGCCCGTGCGCGCGGCAACCCCTCCGTCTACAGACCCACCAAAAAAGGTACTTCGCCCCCCCCGCCCCCCGTCTCGCGCCAAGCGCGCCGCCGCGCCAAAAATAGAAAAGGCTGACGGCGCATGAGCGAGGCCGACAAGAACCAATTCCTAACCTTTCTGGAGGCCTATCGGAACGATCCTGTGTCTTTCGTGCGGAACGTGCTGGGCGCGGTTCCGTTGCCTTGGCAGGAGGATTTTTTGCGTGCGATCGCCAGGGGCGAGCGGCGCATATCGGTGCGTGCCGGCCATGGTGTGGGGAAGTCGACGGCCTGCAGCTGGGCTTTGATCTGGCACATGACGACGCGCTATCCGCAGAAGAGTGTCGTCACGGCGCCCACTGCTGCGCAGTTGTTCGATGCGTTGTATGCCGAGCTCAAGGCCTGGGTGAACAAGCTGCCGCCGGTGTTGCGGGACAGTTTCGAGGTGTTCAGCGATCGTATTGCGCTCAAGGGCGCGCCGGAAAGCAGCTTCATCTCGGTGAGGACCAGCAGCAGCGAGCGACCTGAGGCGCTGGCTGGGGTGCATAGCGAGCATGTGCTGCTGGTGGTGGATGAGGCGTCAGCTGTGCCGGAGGCGGTGTTTGAGGCGGCCGCGGGTTCGATGTCGGGGCATAGTGCGAGCACGATTTTGATCAGCAACCCGACGCGCAACAGCGGGCTGTTTTACAAGACGCACCACGACCTGGCCCAGGATTGGCATCGGATGCACGTTTCGTGCGCGAACAATCCCTTGGTGTCTAAGGATTTTATTTCGCAGATCGCGGCGACGTATGGCGAGAGCAGTAATGCGTTTCGGATCCGGGTCTTGGGTGAGTTCGCGCTGGCGGACGACGACA